TTCTCCAACAACGTGGTGGGAGACAGTGATGACGGGGAGGATGAGCACTACCTAGCGTCGCTGCAGGACCCCGGGTACTGGGCGCAGAAGCTGCGGGACGTCAACAAGCCCTACGAGACCGTTGCCGAGACCCTGATCAAGTTCAAGTGGACGGACTTCAAGATGGGCGGCTCCACCAACCTGGACAAATTCATATGACCTCAGAAGAATTCCGCGCCGCTGTATTCGCCGAAATCCGCGACTGGGCCGCCGCCAATTTTCCTACGGTGCCTGTGGTCTACGAGAACGGGCCTGTGCCCGACGAGGACAAGATCGGCCCGATCTGGCTTGACGTGGAAATTCGCTGGTACGACGGGTCCGTGGCAGCCCTAGGAAGCAGCCCTCGCACCCGGGACTTCGGGGCGGTCTCGCTTGCCTGCTTCTACAAGACAGGGGAGGGGACGAAGGCGCCTGGGCAGCTGATCGACTCCGTGTCCTCTCTCCTGCAGGCCCGACGATTTGGGTCGGCGGTGACGGGAGCTCGCAAGCGTACGGTGCCCACCAACCTGAGGGGTTGGCACAAGACCGGGGTGCTCATCCCCTTCACCTTAGGGTAGGGGGATTTACTTCTTGAAATTTCCTCTCCAGTATGGCTCGCATCGTTGACCCTTACGACTACTTTTCTCGGGGAACCCCATGACATTTGCAAGCAACGCCTTCGGACAGCTCCGCTACATCGCTGAAGCAACGCGGGGTGTCACCCCGGGTACCGGCAACGGCGTCAACCTTCGCCAGACCGGCCCTACCATGAAGGCCAAGGTCAAGACCCTGAAGTCTGAGGAGATCCGTCAGGACCGCCTGTCTTCCGGAGCTTCTCTGGTCGATATGGACATTGACGGCGGCTTCAACTTCGAGCTGTCTGGCAAGGAGTACGACCCCTTCCTGTGCAACCTGTTGGGTCAATCGGCCTTCACGCACTATGGTACGGCGGGCCTTGGCTCCAGCTTCTCGATGACCACGGCAGCGCTGTCCCTGACGGCCGCCGTGGCTCCCACGACCACCTCGGCCTTCACCAACTTGGCTGCAGGTTCGTGGATCAAGGTCGTTCCGCCTGTCGGTGCCACCTCGGCGCAGAAGGCCTACTTCGCGGACGCGTGGTTCAAGGTGGCGTCCACGACCAGCACGGTGATCACCCTTGATGCCAGCACCCCTGTCACTGGTGCCGGCCTCGGTATCACCACGACCGCGGGCTACGCGATTTCGCAATCGTCCATCGTGAACGGGGCCACCTTCGGTTCGTTCACCCTCGAGTACGCCCTGACGGACATTTCCCAGTTCCTGCCTTTCACCGGCATGCAGGTGGGCAACATGGACCTGAACCTCGATGTGGGTTCGATGGTGAAGGGGTCCTTCGGCTTCATCGGACAGGGTCACAACGGTATGACGGGTAGCACCACGCTGCCTGGCTCTCCTGTGGCCTCCCAGTCGCTCGAGACCATGAATGGCGTGTCCGATCTCGGGGCCATCTACGAGAACGGTTCGAGCATCCTCGGCGCCACCTCGTTCATCAAGAGCATGAAGCTCTCGGTCAACAACAACCCCCGCGGCCAGAAGGCCCTGGGCATCTTCGGCAACGCCGGAGTGGCGCTCGGCGAGCTTGCCATCAGCGGCACGCTTGACGTCTACGTTGAGAACGCCACCTACTACAACAAGTGGTTGACTGGCACCAATACCAGCCTGTCCGTGGGTATGGCTGACGCGGCCGGTAACGGCTACCTGTTCGACTTCGACAAGGTCATGTTCACTGACGGCGGGCTGACCACGCAAGGTCGCGACGATGTGATGCTGAGCCTGCCCTTCGAGGCCTTCTACAACGCGAACACCAACCGTGGTATCCGCATCACCCGTGCGCTCGCGGCGTAACAGAATCCTGGCGGCTTCGGCCGCCTAGATAGGCGGGCCCACTTGGGCCCATTTCCACCCCTGCAAAAGAAGAAAAATAAATCATGGACATTTTTTCCACATTCGCCACGGACGAAGTTGCTGAAGCTGAGGGCCGTTGGTTCCCTCTGTCGAAGACCGCCAAGGTGTTGGTGGCCCGCACGGGCAACGCCAACTACATCAAGGCGCTGCGCCAGCGCATGAAGGACAACCAGATCGACGCCGAGGACAACTCGGAAGAGAACGAAAAGCTGGTCACCAGCCTGATCGTCGAGACGATGGCCGAGACCATCCTCCTGGGTTGGAAGGGGCTCGAGTACAAGGGCAAGGCCATGGAGTACACCAAGGCCAACGCCGTGACCCTCCTCGAGGTTAAGGACTTCCGCAAGCGCATCAGCGACATCGCCGACAAGGCCGACTCGTTCCGCCTCAAGGAAGAGGAAGAAGCGGGAAACGACTGACGGCGTTCCTTGACTGGAGCCTCCGGTGGGGGGCTTCCATCAATGCTTTCGAAGAGCGGGCAAAGCGCACGGGGGTTGTTGCCCGGCCGATGCTGAATCGCCCGAAGCTCAAGCAGGTTGACGTCCCGTACTACGAGGCGTTTTCCTCGCTGAACGCCTCCCGCCAGGCGGGTGCGGCGGGCAATGAAGCAATCCCCATCAGCGAGGTACTTGCCTACCTGCAGCTGGTGGGGATTGCTTCTATTGAGGCTAGGGCCAAGTATCTGAGGCTGATCCAGAAAATGGACGCCACCTTTAGGGCGTACACAGCGGAAAACGCAAACCAAAGAGCCTCATGACCGACAAGCTCGTATTCGAAGCGGACCTTGACAATACGCCCATACTGAAGGCGTTTGAGCGCGTTCGTTCGGAGGCGCTGGCGATCGACAAGCTGATGTCGGACCTTGGGAAGGGTACCGACCTGCAACAGGCCATGGCCCAGCTTGCCACGGCCGCCACCTCCTCCATGCAGGTGGTGAGGCAGCAGCTCAAGACCATTGACACGAGCGTGAAGGAGCTGCAGAGCCAGCTTTCCACCAGCGGGAAGGCGGCCGGCAAGGCTCTGGGCGATAGCGTGGCCGCCGGGGTGCAGGAGAGCACTGGCAAGGTGACCAGCGTGGTGCGCGCGCAGGTCCAGTGGCTACAGGCCTCGTACGAGGACGCGATCAAGAAGGGTGTCAAGTTCAGCATCAAGGACCTGACGGACTTCAGGGCCTGGGGCGTGAACATCGGACCGGATGCCAAGGCCCGACTCAGGGATCAGGCCCAACAGGCCGTGGCTGAGGTGGCCAAGGTGACGAAGGCCGCGCAGGCGGAGATCGCCGGCCACTACGACGCCCTGGGCAATTTCATCTCCACTGCCTCGGTAAAGGCCACCACTGCGGCTGACGTAGCCAACCGCCGCATGCTGCTGCTGAGTCCGGCGGAGGTGTCTACGGCGACAACGCAGGCTAAAGCCGCGATCGCGGGGCACTATGACGCGCTGGGCAACTTCATTCCGCAGGCGGCAGCGGGCGCGGCTGCGGCGGCCAATCTTGCCAACCGGCGTGCGCTACTCCTTGACACTGGGGAGGTGCGCGCGGCAACTGCGCAGAGCAAGGCAGAGGTAGCGGTTCATTACGACGCGCTTGGTCGAGTGATCAACACCGAGGCCGCCCGCGTATCGGCCTCCGCAGAGGCGGCCAACCGCCGCATGCTGATGCTTGACACGGGAACGGTGCGGGCGGCCACTGCGCAGGCCCAGAGGGAGATAAAGGTCCACTATGACGCGCTTGGCAGAGTGATCAACGAGGGCGCGGCTCAGATGGCTGCGTCAGCCGATGCCGCCAACAAGCGGGCTCTGATGCTTGACACAGGGGTGGTGCGAGCCGCCACGGCGCCGGCGCAGCGAGAGATCAAAGTCCACTACGACTCCCTCGGTCGAGTGATCAACGAGGGCGCTGCCAAGGCGGGACTTCTTGACAAAGCGACGAAGGACCTGACCAAGTCCCAGACGGACCTGAACGATGCGTTCCGGTCAGGGCACTCTGCGGCGAGGGGCCTTGCCTCGGGCATGAACATGATGTGGCTGACGTGGGGTCAGCTTGGTCCACTGCTGGCTGGGGCAACCCTATCAAACGCTTTTGTCCAGGCCATCAAACTGGGGTCACAGTTTGAGAACACGCTGGCGATCATCGAGCACGTAGGTGGTCAAGCGTCAGAGGAGGTGAGACAGCTTGGGGAGGCTGCGCTGAACCTGTCTCGTGTTGGACCGTACGGACCCAACGAGGTGGCTCTGGCCCTGAAGACCATGGCGCTGGCCGGACTGGACGCGAAGGATTCTCTGTCGGCTCTCAAGCCGATGCTTGACTTTGCCCTCGTTGGAGAGATGGGGGTGGAGAAGGCTACGGAGAGTGCCATAGCGATCTCCAAAGCGTTCGGGTACACCGCTGAGGGGGTCAGCTCGGTGACCGACGTGATCGCCAAGGCCGCCGCTATTTCCATGAGCTCGATCGGCTCAATGACGGAGGCCTTCAGGCAGGCGTCAACCGTTGCGCAGCAGTTTGGCGTGTCCATCAAGGACGCGTCCACTACCCTCGCCCTGCTCAGTCAGGTGGGCATTCAAGGAACGGCGGCCGGCACTGCCATGCGGAATATGTACACGGAGTTGCTTGGCATGTCCAAGGCGGCCCGGGACATTCTGAAGAACACCCTGAAGATCGAGGTGTTCGACAACGCAGAGAAGGCTATGAAGCCTCTCGCCACCATTCTTCGAGATCTCTCTGGAGCTCTGAAGTCGCTGGACTTCGAGTCCCAGCTGCGCGTTCTGCAGAAGCTGGGCAACGAGAGGGGCATGAAGGCTCTGTCCGCGGATTTGACGGCCTTCGTTACCGCGGCCCACGGGGCAGGGAAGGACGTTACCACAGAGTTCGAGCGCATTCAGAAGGCTTTGGAGGACGCTCCCGGGTTTGTGGCGGTGGCGGCCATCAACATGAGCCTGACCACAGCCAATCAGATGAAATCTGTAGGGGCGGCCCTGCAGACAACGCTGGTCGAGGCCTTCCAGAGTGTGAACACAGAGGTGCAGGCTACGTCTATTGCTCTACGTGACGCCTTCAACTCGAAGGAGTTCAAGGGAGCTGTCGAGGGGCTGGTAGGAAGCCTTGCTTCCCTGGTGAGGTTCCTCGTGGATCACAGGGATGTACTGGCGGCCATCGGTATAGGTGTAGTTGGTGGTGTTGCGGCTACTGCCGGGTTCGCCATGTTCGGCTCTCTCGCAGCGGGCATCGGAGCTGTCACCTCTGCTTTGGGTGTGGCCTCCCCTGCCCTTTCTCTCCTCCTTGCCTCCTTGGGGCCCATCGGCGCCGTCCTTGGGGTGGTAACGGCCGCTTACGTTCTGTTCGGCCGAACCAGCAAGACAGAGTCAGAAAAGGCGGCAGAGGTTGCTCGGACTCAGTACTCGGCCACGATGGAGGGGATCAAGGCGGAACAGGACAGGCTTGACAAGGCCATCGCGGTTACGAAGGCTAAGCTGCTAGGTGAGGATGCCGTTTTGCAGGTGGAGCAGAACAACGCCATCGAGCGCACCCGCATCCTGCAGAACGAAGCCCTAGAGGTTGAAAAGACTCGTCATCAGCATGTGGTTTTGAACGCTCAGCGGACGATCGGGAAGATCGAGGGCACCGAGTTTGCGAATACGGCGCAGGGCGCGGCCGCGCTGAAGCAGGCCAACGACAAGGTAGCCGAGTCGGCAGCGCGGGTTAACGACACATGGAGGAAGCAAGAGCGCGAGATGGGGGCGCTTGTTGCTGGGTTTGCTGGCGTTAAGCGAGGGGCTACGGAGCTGGCAAACCTGCAGGAACAACTTGCCAAGAAGAACGGAGCAAAGCCGACCGGCTCGGGTCAATACGACCCAGACGCGTCCAGTAAAGCCAGGGTAGAGAGCCTCAAGGTTGCACACAGCAACGAGCTTGCCATGGTCGATAAGCTCTACGCCAGTGAGCTGTCTCTGCTTGACAAGTACAACAGCAACGCAGCTACTCGTCTGAAAGACGCTCTCAACGCCGGCCTGATCGACAAGGGCGAGTACATGGCACGAGAGATCGTGCTAACCGAGCAGTTCGAGACCCAAAAACTTGCGCTGCTTGAGAAGGAGCGCAAGGCTTATTCGGATGCCTATACCAACGGGATCCTGAAGGAGCTGGCCGCTTACGATGAGTGGGTCAAGAAGCACAGCGGAGAAAAGGGTTTCGCGGAGAAGAATGCCGAGGTTATGGGCAGGCTTCAGCAGGGCTTCTCTAACAGCCTGGCAACGGCAAACACCTTCTTTGAGAAGCTGGACAACGAGAAGTCGAAGGTAGAGGACAGTGCGTTTACCCGGCTGAGCCGCCAGGCTGCAGAGCTTCAGGGGTTTATTCGCAAGTTGGCTGTGGACACTCGCGAGTTCTGGGCAGCGGAAGAGGTCCTGTCCAAGAAGGCTGCCACTCAGGTAGTCACTGAGGACGCCATGCGCTTCGCCTCTCCCCAGGCGCAGGCCTACATCGCGGCGGCTGCCAAGGAGACCGAGCACCTGACTGACAGGGTGTATGAGTACGAAAAGCAGATCCGACTGGCCACGATTAGTCAGGACGCCTTCGTGGCCTCCATTGGTGACGACGCTAATTGGACAGAAGCCCTCACCCGTCAGTACAACGACCAGAAGGCGGCGCTGAAAGCCTTGGGCGCTGAGCGCGAGAAACTGCTTGGGGCTATTCCAGAGCGTGCCGCCGAGAAGGGCAAGCTGGCGGTAGAGAAGTACTGGAAGGACTGGGAA